CTCAACCGGCAATGGCTCAACCGGCAATGGCTCAACCGGCAATGGCTCAACCAGCAATGGCACCTCCCCCGGTAACGTCGGCCCCAGGGGTAGTACCTGCGGTTCCCGGCAACGTCCCTTTTTAAGCGGGCCGCTGTCAGGCGGTAGGGATCGTTGTTTAGGGAGGTTTGAGATCTCTGATCATTATTGTCTGATATGTCCGGTGAAAATTAGAGAGGTTTGCATCGATGCTACCCCCGGAGCCAGGGGTTTGCTCCGGGGGGGTGATTCCGTTCTTGATAGGCTTGTGGCGCGTTTAAGGGGCGATTGATGTCTACTCGGAAAAAGGCACGAAAAAAATCTACATCGGGTAAAGCGAAGCGTTCGGTAGCCAAGCGTACTCCTAAGGCTAAGACCAAAGTTAAGCGCAACCCTATGGCGGAATATGCGGCCACCATGCAAAAACAAGGCGTCGCGCGGGTAGCGTATCTCTCGAACGACGACACGATCACTAACATTCGGGGCAGGGTGTCAACTGGGAGTATCGCCTTAGATAAGGCGTTATCGAATGAAATGGAGCCTAAGGGTTGGGCGGGGATACCGCTTGGTAGGGTAACCGAGATTTATGGACCTCCTTTTGTTGGCAAATCGACGTTGTTGGATAGTATTTTCGCCAGCGTTCAACGTATCGGCGGGATAGCGGTTCTCGCCGATACCGAGGTATCTAGGGATAGATCGTACACGGGTAGGTTGGGTGTGGATTTGGAGGCTTTGAATTATTTGGAGTTTGAGGGGGGCGACGCCTATATCGAAAATGTAATTCGAGCATTCATACATTCAATCGAATGGTGGAAAACGAATTATCCTGATTTGCCGGTGGTACTAGGCTGGGATGCGTTGGGGTCTACTGCAACTTCCGATGAATGGTCTAAGGGGGAGGAGTTCGGCGCAAAGGCCACGCAACCTGGTAATGCCGCCCGCGCGATGAATGCTGCTAGTCGGCAGTTGCCCCCAAGGTTAGCAGGGACAAAAATAGGCTTGGTTATAGTGAATCACGAATACGTTGTTATCCGTACGGGTTTCGCTGCGAGATTCGGCCCTAAGAATGAGACTTACGGGGGTTCGGGTGTCCGTCATTTGGATAGTTTGCGGATCAAATTGTACTCTTTGGGTCAGAGTTTAAAAACCAGTGAAGGCCAGATTTTTGGGCGCGTGATAGGCGCTCGATTGACAAAAAACAGATTGGGGGATCCTAATCAGGAAATTGAGGTACCGATCTTAGACGGTTTGGGAGTGTCTAATATTTACACTCTTTTGTCAGATCTGAAAAATCGCAAAGTGATCGTTACGGCGGGGGGTTGGTCGTCGGTTAATATCGACGGAGAGGTTTTGAAATTTCAGGGATGGGCTGGGTTGCGCGAAAAGTGTTTGGCGGATCCGACGTTGTATCCTCGATTGTTAAACGTATGGGAACAAGGGGTCAATAATGCCAATGTATCAGTATCGGTGTCCGAAGTGCAGTCTATGTGTGGAGCATAATATCCCTATCGCTGAAAGGGATACTCGCAAAATTGTGTGCGGTTATTGTTGCTCACAATTGGAGCGGGATAAAGTGTACGCGGTTGCGACGGCAGGCCCCCGGTTTGAGATGCAAGCGGTTTTGGGTAACGGCGATCATGTGAAGGGCCATTTCGGAAAAGAGGCGAGGCTTGATCCTCTGAAACGTGCGAAAAGATTGGTGGGCAAATGATTATTTTCAGTGATGTTCATCTAAAAGACGCTACTGAGGATGTGGTATTTCGCGAAGTCTTACCGGGGTTGCGAGAGGCTTGCTCTAACTCGGTACCGGGTAATAGCGGTATGCGCGAGGCCGTTTGTCTCGGTGATTTTTTCCATATCCGGTACAAGATTGATGCCCGAATACAGAATCTAGTCGCTGATGAATTTCGGAAGTGGGCCTCTTTGGGGATTTGGCTTCGTATATTGCCGGGTAATCACGATCAATATGATGTGGACGGGCGCAATGTTTTGGAGTTGTTTAGCGAGATTGACGGCGTTGATGTTTACTCCGAGTCTGTTATCGATCCCGACGGCGTTTGGGTTCCGTTTCGCAAAGATCCTAATTCTATTTTAGGAGCGGTAGCCGCGTTGCCTAATACGGTGAACGCCAAGGGTAAACGCGTGTTGTGGTTACACCATGGGGTTCGGGGAGCTTGGACCAATGAGCATGTCCAAAACCAAGATGGTGTAGATCCTAAAAAATTGGAGGAGTTTGATCACATTTTTTGCGGCCATTATCATGGGAGGCAAACGGTTGGCCGGGTTCAATTTGTCGGATCTACTTATCAAACAAGAGCCGATGAATCAGGCCAAGAGAAGGGGTATTTTGTTTTTGACGGTGCTAAGGCGCATCCGATTACTACAAATTGGGGTCCAAAATATCACCGTATCGAGCTGGATGGCTCGGAGCCCGTAGATTTTTCGGGGATTGGTGTAAATGATGATGTGCGGGTGACGACTAAAGGGGCGGATGCTACGGCGTTGGCCACTAAAGCGGGCGGGTTGTTACACTCGATGGGTGTTCGAAAACATATCGTGACTCCTGAAGTCGTTTTGTCCGAGGCTCGATTAGAAGTGGACGACAATTCGGTGTTACGCGATTACGCGGCGGCGTACGTTGCTAAATTCGGCGGCGAGTTGAATCATGGTATGCTGCTAGATCTATTCGGTAGGTTGGCGGGATGATTATTCAATCAATGGAATATTCCGGGTACGGGTCATTTTATGGGCCGCACAAATTTGTGTGGCGCGACCGTGGCCTAGTAATGCTGGTTGGCGAAAATAATGATGAGCCTCGCATGAATTCGAACGGTTCTGGCAAATCAACTTTGCCGGATTGCCTGGATTGGATTTTGTTTGGTGAAATTCCCCGAAAAGATCATGTTGATAGCATTATCAATGATGAGTCGCCTGAGGTTTTCGGGGCCGTCTATTTGTTTGATGATGAATTGGGATTACCTTTGGTCGTGCGCCGATCGAAAACTAGGGGTAAAGCGGGATCCCTCGAATTTGCCTTAGGCGATGTGCTCACTAAGACGCACGACACGGTAGAAACCCAACGGTTGCTGAATATTGCCTTGGGTTTGGATCGCTCGATATTCCATTCGGCGGTTTTGTTTGCTCAAACGGATGTGAAACGGTTTGCGGATTCTACAGGTGGTGAATGCCTGAAAATGCTTACCAAGATTTTGCCGGAATTGGCGGATGTGGATGTGGTTGCGGATAATCTCGCACCGAAATTATCGAAAGCCCGCGCTGAATTGGGTACGCAAGAGTCGCTGTTGGAGCAAGCGCGTAGCGATTACCGTCTGTTAGTGGAGGCCCGCGATAATGCCGATTCACACGTTAGAAATTGGAACGATGCCCAGTCTCGTAGGATTCAAGAGGCCCAAGCGTCGGTTGAGCGTGCGCGAATCGATGTAGCATCGGTATTTGTTTTCGATACAACTGTCACCGAACAGACACTAGCGGGAGCCCAACAACAGCGTGCCGATTATGTGAGCCAACTAGATACGCTTCTTGCCGGGTATTCGGTGGATTTAGCCAAGGCTTTAGCGGCTGGGACAAATGCGAGATCCGAACAGGACGTGCTTAAGTATAAGGTGGATTCTATTGTGGCCGAAAAATTGGCCAAGTCGGGCTTGGAGGGTACGTGTTCAACCTGTGGCCAGATCATTGGCGCTTCTCATGTTGCTCAAGAGGTTTCTCGCTTAGAAGCTTCCGAGGTTGGGGTGCGTAGTGAGTATGAGGCTATGGGAGGGGAGTTAGATCGATTACGAAAGGCCTACGCTGATTTGGAGGTCGAACGAAACCAATGTAGTTCTGAGAAATCTAATATGATTGGTCGCATTGATGGTGAGATTGAGTGGTTAATTCAAGAGATTGATCGCCTGAATTCGGAGAGATCCCGTGCCGAGGGATTAACTACGGTTCTGCAACAAACAGAATTGTTTGCCAGTCAAATAGTCTGTGAGGTCAATCCGTTTTTGGGCGAGAAAGAGGAGGCTGACTGTAAGTTGGCGGCTACCCAAAGGCATATTGAGGCGGCTGGCGTGGCTATTGGAGTCCTAAAAGGGGATTTGCTCTATTTGGATTTTTGGTCGGTAGGGTTGGGTCCTAAGGGATTAAAAAGCTACATATTGGATACTCGATTGCAGGAGATGACCGACGCAGCAAATAAGTGGGTCCAGTTAATCACAGGAGGTACTATTTGGATCCGGTTTGAATCTCAAAAAATGGGTCGGTCGAAAAAGAAATTAGCCAACGAACTTTCGACTCGCGTTTTCCGGTACAATCCGTCGGGTACTGTTACGGAGCGAAATTATAAGTCGTGGTCTGGCGGGGAAAAGAAAAGAGTATCTTGGGCGATTGATTTTGGACTGTCCCGATTAGTCGCGTCAAGGGCGTCGAAGCGTTACGATCTGCTAGTGCTGGATGAAATATTTTCGTATGTGGATGCGTCGGGCGGTGAAGCTGTTGTGGAGATGTTATCGAAACTGAACGCTGAAAAGAATTCGATTTTTGTGATCGAGCAGAGTTCTGATTTTAAGTCTCATTTTGAGGATACCGTGACTGTAGAGCTTACTAATCGGCGTAGCGTCGTGAATGAAATTGGGGGAGGTTGATGTGTCGTTGTTGATTTCTCTCGGTATTGATCCAGGAATGGCGAGCATGGGGCTCGCAGTTGTGTGTCGTAGTGCCGAAGGGGTTGATAAGGTTTTAGACGGGAAGGTAATCGAAACGAAAAAAGCAACAAAAAAAGAATTGCGCAATCTGAGGATGTGTGTGGATGATCAACGGCGCATGCGGTTGTTGTCCGATGCCTCTGAGGAGCTAATCAAGAAATATAATCCGCATGTTATTGGGATTGAGGCCTATGCTCCTACGATTGGGCGCATGGGGGGTAATGCTTGGAAGGTCGGCAATGTTATGCAAGCGATGGTTTGCCTGAGCTGGAATTATGGGTATGAGCCCCTGATTTTTTTGGCGAGTGATCTCAAGCGAACATTTCTTGGAAAATCTAGTGGGAGCAAATTGGAGGTTGAGGAGGTATTGCGCGAGAAAGTTTTGGGGGTAGGAGACATACTTGCGAGATTTCCGAAAACTAAACAAGAGCATGTTACTGATGCGATAGGTCACGCCGTGTTGGCGTTGACAGAATTGGAAAAAATGCGCCGTATGGCGGGGTTTTTTTGAGGAGAGCGGGAAAATGGCTAAGAAGAAAAAGAAAACAGTTGAGGTTTCCGGGGAGACCAAACCCATAACAATGGAGGGTGATCCGGTTGATGACGTTAGCGGGTCTACAAAGAAAAAGGTTCGGAAAAAAAGAGGACCGAATAAGAAGCGAGAACCTGTAGTAGCGGGGGGTGGCGAGAATAGCGAACCCACTAAAATTCCCCCTAAGTCGGATCCTAAAGATCCTAATATCGATAAGGAGGGGTTCCAAGCTTGTTTCGGCTGTGGGAGGTGGTGCCCTATCGAGAGCATCTTATGTCATAAGTGCGGTTCAACAATTCTTACGGGGGAGCCCGGCGAGAAGATGCCTACGGTTGTGGATCCCGAAGTCGTAAATCCCGAAGTCGTGAATCCCGAAGTGTCTGTAGAATTGTTGATCCCCCACATTGTGTGGGAGGCGCTAGACAAGGAGGCGCGTGAGTTTCGGGTATCTGTGCAAGACCTGATGCTACAGGCCCTAGAGCGAGGGTTTGGCGAGCTGGGGGAAGATTCCATAGATCCTGTGAAGCCCCCTATTGAGTATGACGACACCGAAGATCCCGAATATCAGGATGCCTTTGAGTCTGTTTCCGGTAGGTGAGTTTGGTTGATTGGAAGGGGCCGGTATGGTGTCGAAAAAGAAAAAAACAGTTAAGAAAAAACCAGTAAAAAAACCAGTAAAAAAACCGGCCAAGAAAAAACCAGTCAAGAAAAAACCGGCTAAAAAAAAGGTGGCCCGGCCTAAAAATAACGCGTCCGATTTGGCAGCGCATGCGTTAGTGCCTACAAACGCCATATCTGGATCGGATGAATCGGATGAGTTGGAGAATGAGGATTTACGCCGTTGCGCGGCTCAAGACTACATTTTTTCAAGGAAACATATTAGCGTATTGAAGTTAGCGGGTACCCCATTTTACAAGGGTCGGGTTAAGCCGTTTACCATGGAGCGTTGGGCTGGAACGGATCGTTGGACGGAACGGCGTAGCAAATGGGCTGAGGAGATCCGGCTAAGGACTGAGCAGGCTCTAGGTACCCAATTGACTCAAGAGCGTATCAGTGAGCGTCTGCATTTGCTAAAACTGAAAGATGCGATTGATCGTGCGTTATTTAGGAAAGCAAAGTCGGATGTTCTGTCGTTTAAGGGTAAGCCCAAAAGTGTTGAGGGCCTGATTGATCGGAGGATTAAGATCTCTCAGTGGTTAGACACCCTAACGGTAGCGGTAGGCGAGCAGATCCCTATGGCGGTGTCGGCTAGTGTGTCTGAGGTTGGTGAGACTATGCTTAACGAAGCCTTAAAGCCGGATCTGACCGAGGAGGAGATGATCGAAGCCGCGGATGCGGTAGTGCGATTGAGGATGGCGGCGCAAGATACAACTGAAGGCGGTTTCGGTGGTGGTTCCGATGGCGAATAGACGTTGGACACAAGCGGAAATAAAAGTTTTGTTGAATGGTATTGGTGTGTCGGGTGTTAAGTGGTTTACGAATCGATGTGGGGGTAGATCGCGGAGTGCTGTTGAGAGCAAGGCGCGTAGGTTGTACGGTTCCGGGGGCTTAACCCGCGGGGCGCATACCTTGCAGAGCATCATTAGGCACACTCATTATTCCCATTCGCAGATCAAGAGGGCACAGTCGGCGTTGAACCAAAAATGGAAACGGTTAGGTCCGCGCGGGGCCCACATAATTACGGAAACACAAATGTTAGATATCGTGTCGTGGCTTAGGCATGATTATTGGTCAAAGGCGCGTCGGTTGTACGGGTGTATTTGGTGTGGCACCTCAACACGATTTCATGCCGGTAAGGGCCTGTGTACTCGCTGTTTCCGTAGGCATTGGTACTTGTGTGACTGTTTCGGGCTACCTAAGAGTAATTTGCGTCAAATTGTGGTTTGTAGATCGTTGGATGGTTTTGGCGATAGCGTATTTTTGGCAAATGCCGAAAGTCAGTTGAGGTCAGGGGAACCCCTTAACGAGATCCAGTTAGGGCAATTGAGGGGGGAGTTGGTTAAGGCGGAAGGGGCGAATCATGCAATTGCACAAGGCGATTGATCGAGTTTTAAAGTTGGCGGCAAAGGGGAAGGGTTCCCCGACGTTGTATCAGAGTGTTAGAATGGTACCTGTGGGGTTGGGCGGCGTTTCTAGGGTTTACGCTACCGACGGTTTGGTTAGCGTTGAAATACCAGTAGATCTGGACGTGCCCGATGTGCTGTTGCCCGCCGACGTTATGCGAAAAATTTGCAAACACGAGATCTACAGCGTGACTAACACCGATGGTGAGGTATCAATACGGCTGAAATCGGGAGGCTATTACACGGTTACGGCTTTGGATCCTCGAGGCTATCCGTTCCCAACAGAGGTGCCCACGGGGTTTGTGGACCTGGATTACTGGCCTCACATTTTACCAGCGTTGCATTCCGCGGGAGGCCCTAAGGCCAAGGCGGGGTTGCGCGGGGTTAGATTTGGGCCCGATTGGGTAGGTGCTACCGATTCGGTTCGAGTGTCGGTAGTATCAGTGCCCGGTTGGTCGGATCCTGTGCTGGTTCCGTCGGGCGTGTTCAAGGCGATCCCTAAAGGGGTTGCGTCTTTGTCAATTACGAGTAGCCACGGTTTCCTGAAAATATGGGAGGAGATCCGGTCTGGGGCCCTAATACCTATGGGCGGGTATCCTGATTTAGCTGGCTATGTGGGGGACGGGTATGTCGGTGAGGCATTGGTACTACCTACCCGGATGTTACGGGAGTGTGTGCAACGGGCTACCCAAATAAGCCCCACCAAAACGGTCGTTCTGGAAATGAGGTATCCCGAGATAGAGCTAAAGGCCTGGTCGGTGACTGAAGAGGGCCAGGGTTATTCCGCCAGAATAGCGGGTAGGGGGGTGAGTAGTGATGTGGAGCCGGTGGTGATGGTTGTTAATGGCAAATTGCTGGTGGAGACGCTAAAGGGGATCACTACCCCAAAAGTGCGCTTGTGCTATGACGCGTCACACAGCCCGATTAGGATTGAAGCGGGCGCAATGGTTGAGGTTTTACAGCCTTGGAGGGTGTGATGACGGGTACAGAGCAATCGGCTAATTTTTTTATGGAATTAGAGGTTTTCTCCGATCGATTTGTCGCGAAATATTGTGGGTTCCCTTCGGCGATAAGCCCGTGGGGATCGTCGCGTACCTACAAGGTGGGCCCGTTGGGATCTATCATCCACTACACGGCGGATAGCAGCATTACCCGAGTGCTTAAGTGGTTTTCTGATCCTAAATATCAGTCTGGATGTTCGGCGCATGTAGTGGTTGCCCGAGATAAGATCGATGGTTGTGAGGAGCTTTGCTCAGATTTGCCTTTGGTGGCCGAACTGCCGGTTACGGTGGTGCAGACGAGACGACCAGACCAACAGGCCTGGCATGCTACTTGGTGTAATTCATCATGCTACGGGATCGAGAATGTCAACGCGGGGGAGGTGAGAGTTAATGGTGACGGTGGGGGTTGGGTGAGCTGGCGACCTAGGGATAAATCTTCGCAGGATTGGACTATGCCGTGGGGCAATGCCAAGTCGAATGTCACTTATCGTTACGGGCGATATTGGGAGGATTATACGCGGGGGCAAATCGAGGCCAATATAGCGGTTCTAAGACACGTTAGAGACTTTTTCGGTGATACGCTCCAACCTCCATGCATAATCGGCCATGAGGGCGTCCAGGGGCGTCGTACGAGGAGAAATAAGGGGTCGCCCAACCTACTCGGCACAGATAAGAGAGATCCGGGACCGTTGTACCCTATACATGACGTGCGGGCCGAGGTGTTTGATGGGTGGCGATCTACGAGTCGGTATGAGTGGGATCCCCAAATGGATCGACCGTATCGGATGGTCATGGGGGTAGCTATGCAGATAGCTGAGTTTGATGAGCGCGATTGCTCAGTCCTTTCAATGGGGGTTGCGCGTGCGAGGTATCGAAGTGCTCTAAAGGCGTTGTGTGTTAACGGCGGTAAGTTTGGGTTGTGGGGTAAGTTGACTCTGAGGTTGCTGGGATATTATGTTTCTGGTTTTGATGGTGATCGTTTTTCCCCCGAATTAGATATGTATGATAGACATTCGGTTTGGTTATTTCAGCGGTTAATGGGTCTTGCTACTGATGGTTATCCAGGGAAAATAACGTGCGCGGCGCTTCGAGAACGTATCAAAGACCGCAGAATTATTGATGAATAAAAAAAGGTGACCGATAGTTACGAAAGGTGTTGCAATAACTTGATTAGGGATGTACCTTATCAAGTAACAGATACACCTTGAACCAAGAGGGATACCCCAAATGACGAATCAAATTAACATCCATCCAGCAATTGAGTCCGGTCACTTATTTTTGGGCGTAGAGCCTGAGGAGCGCGCGGGCGGATATTGCCCTAATTGCGGTGAAGCCGCGGAGCTTCGAATTTGTGCTACGTGCGGTGGCGCTTCCCATGTGATTGACTGTGGGCATTACCCCCAACCGAGGCCCATTTGCGCGTCGGAGGATGGATCCTCGTATATTTGTAGTGATTGTTATGCCGAGTTGGTAGTCGCTCGAGCGTTGCCCGAAGACAACTTGGATGAGTTACACGGTAAGCTGTTGAGTGGCGGACGTGAGTTGGATGACTCACTCCCCTTGTATGGCGGTGAGGCCCCCTCGGATACTGAGGGCGTATGGTCGTGGGACAAAAATCGTGTGTTGGTTGGTACGTGTGTTGAGGATCTGAAAATCGAAAATCGGGATTACCTAACTGAGTAACCTAAACCGGCCACATGGCCGGTTTAGTTTGAGGCTTGTTATGGATGAGCAATTTTTGACGATACCGAAGCCGCCTGTTTCGTACGATTTTTACAAGGCTGTCGAGTTTCAGTCTGAGTGGCGGAGGTTAGTTCACGATAAAATTAGGCGATTGTTCCCGGAGTCTAAAGTTGTCTATGATCTACCCACACGTTGTTATGCGCTAAATCTTCGGATTACCGAGGGTGTTTTACAATACGCAGTGGATGTGGAGTCGTTGATCAAGTCTGAGACCGATCACCTAGGCCGCAAGTTGTTGGCGGATTTTAGGAGTAATGGGAGCGGCCCGGTTGCGGGGGATGAGGAAATGATGGGTATGTCTCCTGTGTATGATCGGGATGCTTGAGTTATTTTGAGGGTTGGCTACCGACCCCACAAGATACGGTTGCACGTTTCGTATTTTGTGGGGGATCTAGGTGAAGGGAAACGACATTACTGCGGGTGGTTTATTACCACGGCGCACCCTATAGGGCGTAGCAGTGTCGTGTACCGAATGGGTAGGGCGTAGGCCGCGCAGGGGGTTCGAATCCCTCCCAGCCCCAACATTTTTAAGTTTGTTTGCGAATTTTAGTTGAGGGGATTCCCGTGAATAATGAATGGATACGGAAATTGAAGGTCGGAGATTGTGTTATTGCTCCGGGGAGTGCTTTGTTAAGTCCGGGGTCACTCGTTGTCGTAAAACATCTTACGAAGACTCAGATTGTTACTAGGGTTGTGGGCGGGACCGAGCGTCGGTGGCGTAGGGACGACGGTATCTCTTTGGTATCCTATTGGAGGTCTGGGCTACAAGAAGCCAATGCGGCCAATAGGCGGAAGCTATACCATGCTCAATTGCATTTTTGGTTTCGGGGTATTGCCACACGGTTAGAGGTTGAGGGGGGGTCTCCGGTTATGCTTTCGTATGTCGCTTTGACCGAGATCAAAGCAATTGTCGATAAGGAATTTCCACTGAAGGGGTAGTTACAATGGCTGATGAATGGTTGAAGGAATTGGTAGTTGGGGATCGTGTTATTATCCCTGGGAATTGGTCGTGTGCTGGGAAAATCGTAACGATTGAGCGCGTTACCAAAACGTTATTGGTAACGGAAAATGGGGTTAAATGGCGTAAGTACGACGGTTCTCCTGTGGGATCTTATAGAGGATCGCATTTGCAAGAGGCTACCGATGGTAATAAGCGCGTTTTATTCCGTGAGCGTTTGCATCATTGGTTTGGGGATATCGCCCGTAAGTTAGAGTCGGATTACGATCCCCCGATTAAACTGAGTTACGACGCGTTAGAGGCGATACGGGCGGTTATCCAAAAAGAGATAGCGATACACCTCAAAGATCATCCAGGCGTAGCGGACCTAAAGTGAGGAGGGTAGCCATGTTTAAGAAAATCAAAAAGTGGTTTCTCGGGTTAAGGCGTCGGTTGATCCGGGAGTCTTACGAGTCAATGCGTTGTTACGTTGAGGCGTTAGAGAATGATAATGAAAGCCTCATATTAGAAAATGTTGAATTGAAAGCTGAAGTCGCTAAATACCGAGTTATGGTGGGGCCTATCGATTAGGGTTTGACTCGCCAAGGTAATCTAAATCAATCGGAAGGGGTTGGTTATGAGTTTGAGAACTGGTTTGCTATTTGTGTTGCTGTGTGTCGTCGGTTTTGCAGGCTACAAGGTTATGAGGGCGCGCGCCGCTTGTGATGTTCTCGATCGTGTGTGCTCTCAACATTCTTCGTCAAACATGAATCGTATTTTGCAGTGTACTGGTATTGGTTACGCGATGTTTGGCAAAGAGCGTACCCCCCTTATGTGCCAAAAAGCACTGAAAGAATTGGGTGTAGATCTATGATCGGTTTACGTGAGGCACTTAGTCTTTCGTTAAGTGCGATCCCCAAAATAGATTGTTTGCCCCGGTGTATTATGGCGAAATTACCGTGGGTTGAGGATGTTATTTTGGTCCCTATGAGCGAGAGCTTTACGCTCGTTGAAATAGCGCATTCGTACCCTGCGGGTGTGGATATCCGACCTTATGTGACTCCTATTGTGGAGGCTCATACGCCAGAGGGTTACCGCCTATCTGTTGAGTATTTGGAAGTGCCGCCTGGTACGGGGGTATCGCGACGTAAAAGGTTGGAAGGCCTAAAACAAGGAGTTTAGAATGACTGTAGGTGATCTTTTAGATGAGTTGTCGAATTACACTACTACTTTGGCTAGGCGGGCCGGAATGGACGGGTTGATAAAGGAATTGAAACGCTACCCGAGAGACGCGACCCTTAGGTTGACGACTAATGGGGAGCGGCGGGATGTCTCTTTGGAAATTGAGCCGGGTAAGGAAGGTCGGCCGCATGAGGGTTAAAATAAATCGATGTAGTGGGCATTGTTGCACTGAGTTTTGCCTACCCTATTCGCCGGATCAATTGTGGGCATTTTACGATTACTGGCTTCGAGCACGGGGTTGCGATTCCGAGGTGCCTTTGGAAATGAACGAATCAAAGTCGTTGGTTCTCATGCGTGATATATTCCTGGTAGCGCCGATGGTTGAGTACCTGGGTTTCGGTATCAGTACGCAAAAAAAATTGAACCCATCGGATGAGTCTCTCCTAGGTACCGCGGAGATCAAAGCACACCGTTATCGGTGCAGACATTTTTGTAGCGGTCTAAAAAAGTGCATGATTTACGAACATAGGCCCCAAATGTGCCGAAATTATCCAGGGCTTGGTCGTTGCGAGTATGACGGCTGTACCTGGGATGCAGGTAGGGGCGTTAAGTTAACCGCCAAGGAAAACCGAGCGCGCACTAAGCTATTGATTAAGAAATCAGAGAAGAGCTGAGTCATGTTTATCAAGTGGCAAGAGATAGCGGTAGTGGCGTTAGCGTTAGTGGTTTTCGGGCAGAAATGCGACATTCAAAGCCAGGATAAGCGCATCGATAAATTGGAATTAGAGGTTGGTGTGTTGTCTCGTGTTGTCCAGCCCCCCATGGGGGAGTGTGTGGTTGAGGGGCCTGATGCGTTACCCAAATCAGAATGATTTCAATTAAGGGAGTTTGACGTGAGATTTGTAATGTATGTGCGTGATGGTGTCAGTTTGGAAGTTTCAGAAGATGCTTTTGAGTTACACTACGTTAATTCCCAGGCCGATGCTGATTTGGCGGGGCGGATCCTCGTTGATAGTTTCAATGCGACGTTGTTCCCCTCTGAAAAGCCTAGTCGGTTGATTAAGGTCGAGGTTGGTCCTGATGACCCCTTGAAGGCGGCTATTAGGGACCGTGATTTAGAGAAACCCCATATGGTCGAAGTTAGGAAGGTTTGTGATGAAATTTGCATTGCATGTGCGTGATGAGACAGGCCCTAAAGTTTGGGTGGAGCATATGGAGTTGGATTATGTGAATTCGCAGGAGGAGGCGGAAGAGGTGGGTTGTCTTACGATTGCCCATTTCAACGCGACGTTAGGTTTGGGCGAAAGCCCGCGTACTTTGGTCAAGGTCGAGGTTGAAGAAAAAACCAAGGGGGAGGTTAAGGACCACGAGTGGGAGAAAACCAATTTGGTTACGCTAAGAAATGATGCCTATGTGCTCCCTTACGATACCGCGAAGTGTAGCCGTTGCGGGATAACAGGCAAGCGTTTTGGTTTAGGCGCGCGGGTTTGTCGGGACCGAAAGTTTTTGGCCACGGTTTATGACCGTTGCGATATGTCGATGAAAAAACGTAAGATTGAGCATGTGGTTTTGGATGTTAAGTTGCCCGAGGATTAGAAGCTGTTAGAGGAGAGCGATTATGAAAGTGCATTTGTTGTCGGAATGTGGGGGCCTTACTTGTGGCGGTACCCGTTATGATGAAACCAGGGCAACCAAACGTATTGGTGAGGTGACGTGTCTCGCATGCCGTAAAACGTGTGCTACTGGTTGGGATGGTTACGGTAGTAGTTCGGGGAAAAATAGGAAAGTCCATTTCACTGGTACGGGTGTCCTTACTGAATGTGGTAAGCGTATTAGTGGGTTGTTTGACGCCACGTATGAGCATGCTGATACGACGTGTAAGGTGTGTAGGAGGTCCGAGTTTTTCCAGAGTACTGAGGCTAAAGCAAGGGAGTCTGATAAGGGGGTTAAGCCCCCTCTGAAAGAAGCAATTCATATCGTACAGGTAGCGAATTTGAAGAAATCGCGTTTCGCTTGCTGAGGCTTACGGGGTTAACACCGTAAGTATCTGTTACCGCGTAAGAGCAGTAACGGACGTTATGACGGAAGGAATGGGTGTATGATGAGTAGCCATTTGAATACCGGGAGTGCGGTTTATGAGGTTGACGAGTTGGTGCATGAGACTTGCGAGGCGTGGTTGATGCAGATCGATAATGAGGAAGTTTGGTTGCCTAAGAGTCAGGTTGATTTTTGCGAAATGACTCACGAGGTTGACGTACCCAACTGGCTCGCGAAAGAAAAGGGATTGTTATGACGCCTATTGTGGATCATTCGGTGTGTTACAAGATTGTATGGTTAGAGGAGTTCGAGGTTAGTGTGATGCTGCATAAACATCCTGGTTTCGGAAACCGTTGGGTGTTGTCGTGCCCTGAGTTCGGTATTTATGTTTTTGATTTGCGAACCAAGGATTTCGATGAAGCGGAGTCCCGGATAGCACAGAAATTGTATCGTGTTGCGTTGCGTAGGACGCAGCAAGAAGCGCAAATTCTTTCAGCGTTGAAGGGTGTAATGGATTCACTGAATTGCGGTGAGGAGTTGGTTAATGGCGAAGTCTAAGAATGATCGAGGTTTGATATTTATCGGGGGGGCTACCCTTCCTATCTGGGATATCGGGGTGCGTGCGACGTTGGATAATTCAGTGCAGATTAACGTTAGTCACGCGTCGATAAAGCCGTTGTGCGGAACATCATCGGTTTTTCTTACGATGGATTATGTGGAGGCGCTAAAACTGTCAGGGCTTTTGAAAATCGAGGCCGAAAGCCAGCGCATATTGATAGAGCGTATGGCTAAATTGGGTAGCGTTGAAAAAAAGGAACAAGTTGCAAAAAAGGTTCGAGCTGCTAGGGAGGATACTCCCCCAGGTTGCGATCATGTGTTCCGGGATTCCCCCAGTTGCGCCAAGTGCGGTTGGCGACCTTAGGAGCGATTATGTCGTTGTTGCTTATCGGCGGTAGTTCTATTTTGGGCTTGGTAGCTTTGTGGGTTGTTTTTGTGCGGGGGGCCACGTTGTGGGACCGCGTGTCCGAGATATCTGAGTCCCTAGGCATGTTCGGATCACAGCCTGAGGGGGCGCGTGGTGCGTCGTTATGCCGTGAGATTGAGCAGTTACGTTCGTTGGTTACGCGTATAAATGCGGAGTCTTTAGATGTGTACCACCGGGTGAAAAATTTGGAGGGTATGCTAAACGAGGGCACGGCTATTGATTTGGGGATTAGGGAATGTGGTTGGTTGATTGCTGTGGCTAGGGTCAATAATCGAGATTGCGTGAAGATCCAAAAATTGCATCGAGAAATGTCGATGAAGGAATATGATCAGTTGATTGAAGGCCTCAATTACGCTGGTAAGCATGTGAGCTTTATAGACGGGCCGCATGCCTCGGCTGAGTTTTTGAGTGATCGACAGGCCGGGCGCAAACCATGGGAGCTTCCCATGGAACGTTCGCGTTTGAATTGGGATTGGGAAGGGCTCGATAAGCCCGTAAAATTAGGTTAACCGTGAAGGGGTAACAGCTATGGCTATGTCTTTGAAGTTCCCTACAAATCCTTCTAATTTGCCGTCAAATATGCGCGATACTACCTCGCATAGGATACTCGACAATCCGGCGGTGTTGTGTACGAAAGGGCCTTGGGAAGGATCAACTGTTTCGTATGACGATAAGGAGCGCGCGGTACTCGAGCATCCTAGTGGCGCGGTTATGAAATTGTGGCGCACGTCGGAAACAGTGGGGCCAAAGAAAGACACCAAAAAGCACAAATATTCTAACCGAAAAAATGTCGATGATATCTAACGAGTGGTGTGATTGGAATTTGACCTCGGCGGGTTGGATCCGAGGTTCGCATTGGTTGGACGGGGAGGGCCTGGTTTTCCAGGACGTGAGCCCCACCGTGATTCAGCAATGCCGGTACCATGAGCAACTGACCACCGAGCACGGTAGCCTGAAATGTTGGCACGAGACGTTATTCGCTACCAACGATCTGGATCTGTTGGCGCGTACTGTAGGGGATCACGGTTGTTGCCCCCATAGGTTGGCCCATGAGTGATCGCGCGAGTGAGAATGCGGTTGAGCATTGGGGTAAACGTGTTGACCAAGTTACGTGGTGGGGGGAGCCGACCAATCGTACTTCGTTTACCATGCTTTCTGTCCTTCCATCGGATCTAGTGGGACGTGCAAATTTGGTTGAGCGAGGTTTTCAACGTATTGAGATCAAGATTTACCCTTCTGATGTTTCCCTTGAGAAGGCTCATAAGAGTTACGTGAAAGAATTGGGTATGGAGCCTACGAGCACTATGGGCCATACGTCGTTGGGGAGCGCAACATCCAGGCGACCGTTTACTTATTGATGGAGGGTGTCATTCATGTGGGATCGTGGGCTAGTTCAGTTTTACGGGGATCATTTGATGTCCCTTTGTATTTCTTCTTGGGTAATCGTTAGTTGTGTAACTCTGTTTTTGGAGGGTTTCGGGTATTCGCCGCTGCATCCAGGTCTTTGGTTTTACCCATTGTGCGTGGTTGCTGCTACCCTGCTAGTGTCTTTGCTGACTGCCATATTTGGCTGGGTAGCGTTTGGGATAGTTAAGCGGTACCGCTTGTTTCAAGAGCGGAAAGAGGCGCGTCTTGCTCTTGCCGAATTGGATCGCACGGATCACGGGGCCATTTTTGCAGGTATGAGTTTGGCGCGTTGTAGTTGTGGGATTTACCATGCGGGGGATCATTACCACGTAAGCCCCTATGTTATTATCGGGGCGAGTGTGTTTGAAAATGCGATTGTTAAATACCGGGAGCGAAACAATGAAATTTTGGAAAAAGTTAGCGCGAAATATCGCGGCAAAAGTAATCAAGCCCGAAGTGGAGGCTATTCTATCCGAAGTAGTAGCTAAGGCGGAAAATGCCTACGCGTTGGCTACCGCGGCGGTGGATGAGGTCACCAAGTTGAAGCGTCAATTGATTTCGTTGCAGGCGCTAGATACGAGGTCGCAAGAGATGGGCAAGCTGATTTTTATGTTTGAGATTAACGGTAAGGCGCGCGTTAGGATTTGGGATATCCCAAAGGCGTTTACGGTGGAGGAGTACCGGGCTTTGTCCGAAAGCATCCATTCACAGTACGGCGCGCGTCCAGAGTTTGTTGACGACAGTGGCCTGAACGTGTAGATCCAAATTGGTCGGATCGGGTGGTGCGCCATACGACCCCCCCAACAGTATGGGGTGGCGCTCGGTCCGACCGGACTTATTTTTGAGTTAACTTAACGAAACATGAGGAGAGCGATTATGTGTGACGATACCAAAAAATGTGGCGATGAAGCTGCGGACTGCCAGGGTACCGAGGATACTAATGTTTGCGAGTGTTCAATCGCAATGGCCCCGACGGACGGCGAAAAGCACGTTATGAAAGTGGGTACTTGTTTTAGCGAAGCCGATCACGCGTACACGATCAATTTGGGTCAATCTAACAATATGTGTGTGTCGGAAATGATGGTGGGCCTATCGGTGCTGTCTACCCATGTGGAGAATGTCTACCGAAGCGTTCTGGTTAACAGTGCATCGGAGATTGAGGATTTGTCTACTCGCAAAATAGTGACTGAATCGGTCGAAAGTCGCGCGATGGTTTTGTCTGCGGTAAATTCGTTGTTGAAGGGTTTGCTGGATTTGGGCGACAAGTCTGTAGAGGTGACTCTCAAGTCTGACGATACCGAGGCGGATGCCCCGGCTATTACTAAGATTCATTGATCATTTGGTTCCCATGAGTGCTACCGAGGAAACCAAAACTAAGGGATATCCCAATGTCAAAAAGTCTACTAGGACGGGCCCGAGATTTGTGGCCCGGAAGTGCTGATTTAAATCCGAGAACCCAACGTGAAGAACATCTTTTGCGAGTCGTTTGTCATTTGATTGAAGATGAGCGGAGCAAGACCGCGGCTATGATTCGTGATCTACAACCTAAGCCTAGATCTTGGGATGAGGTATTGGATATCCACCATGATGGCGAGGGTATGTCCCAATTGGGTTACGTGGCTCAAGTTGCCTCCGATATTTTTACCAACGGGCGTCAATTTCGACCATGTGACGCTACTGAGGCGGTGAAAGCTGGAAAGATGCTGTGGGAGGCTCTAGCCAGGGAGTACCCTGAAGGTACGGTTACGTGGCGCGATGGGGTGAACGATGAGGGGTAAGAATACCATTCAGATGAATACGGCTACCCTAATCGAATGCGTGCAATGCTATCTCTACACGCAATTCCAAAAAGGCAAATGTCCTACGGTGACGGGCGTGCGTGGGGGAAGTGGTGGGGGTGTGGGCGATCGGGGGTTCATTATCGAGGTGGCTGATCCTGCCGACATCGAGCCCGCCGATACCGATTCGGAGGGTGATTAGACGCCAAGTGCGATCATGAGTGGGTGTATTACGGTTCGGATCGTATGATTTGTTTGAATTGCAATCAATCCGAGACCTATTTGGGCGGGTATTGCCCCGTTCCTGATTGATTGCGTTACACGCAATTCTACACGCAATTTGAAATGGGGTAGTTATGGGCAAATCTAAGGACAAAGATTTTACACCGATTACGCTGAATGACTCGATGATCGAACCCAAGGTTGGGATCTACGCTGTGCCTTGGGACATTCGCGTGGGGATGTTGATCACGGGATTAGCTTGTGGCTTGGAAGGCCACCGACAGAACCACGTAGTTACGGGTATGACGTTGGAGCCGGTAGAGCCCGGAGAGGCTTACGGGGATAAGGCCCCTACTCTGAAATTGGATCCTCACAATGTGCAAGCCCTTATGGATGATTTGTGGAGCGCGGGTTTCCGACCGTCAAAGGACCATGGGAGTCCGGGGGCGTTAATCTCAACACAAAACCACCTACAAGACATGCGGGCGCTTGTCGCAAAGACCTTGGAAGTGAAGTTGTGAAAGGCCTGAAATTGAGCTTGACTAGGGTGTTGAATCCGTCGGGGTTACCTCGAGACCCCACGGATCACGCGGTGGGCCAAAAACCGTATCATCCTGATCTATTAACTGTCGGACCATGGGCAGGCGGTAAAGTCGTTTATCAAGACAAGTTATCGGAAGCGATGTTGGCGAAATTAACCGGCGGGTGATGCGCTCGAGAAGCTCTGTGACTGAGGTTGAATTGTAGAAAAGATGTGCTATAGATCTGGGTTAGAATTCTAAGACCATTTTTCAGGAGATCTCAAATGGAAAACACGATTAGCGACGAAGAATTGGCGGACCTGCGAATCACGACATTGGACGAATTGCCGCACGAGTCGGTACGGTACAAAGAGGTAGTGGTTACGACCGCCGAGATTTTGGATCTCAACACGACTGACAAAGTGCTTGTGGCTGCGGAAGCCGGGAAAATCCATGAGTTCATTTCGGCTACATTGATTTACGATTATGAATCCGCGGCGTATGCCACCAATGGCAATCTTTCGATTGCCGATGATACCGGGACAGCATTGTCGAACACCGTTCTTCTCGCCAATTTGCTCGCCAAAACCGCCGATTACATGGTGCAACTTGTCGCTCTTGCAACAGCCGATACCGGGATCGTGATGGCAGAAAACGAAGCCATCAACCTCATTTGTGCCACCGGCGATCCTATTACCGGAGACAGCCCGTTGCGCGTCAAGGTTGCGTACAGGACACACACCTCTGGATTGTAATTTGAGTTGAACACCGAAAGTTACCGGGGGGGCCAAAACCCCCCCGTTTAGCGTGTGAGCCGTGGGGCCACGCTGTTGGGGAAATCATGGTAATTCATTGGCACGATACGGCGTTTGGGCCTACGGGCAGATCTGTCTATAAGGCATCGGGGCACCATTATCACAGGACGGCGGTGGGCAAGTCTTATGTCTCTATTCCCTACGGTAGAAGGCACACACATTTGTTGCCTAGGAGCATATTTTTTGAGGGGGATACCATACGTGTCCCGCGTACCTCGACAGGCTTCCGTTGGACTAAATCAGGGAAGTTCGAGTGGTGGCGTAAGCCGGGACGTGTTTCGCATGCGGTGATTCTGGATAAGTTAGGGCATCGGGTTACCGCGTGTGGTCGCGTTGTGGAAGATTATGAGTTTGCGGAATGGGTTCACGATCCGACCAAGTTGGGGCGTTGCCAATGTTGTTCGGAGTGGATGTAGCTTAACAGAATAGAGGAGAGCGAAGATGATTGACGATCCAGAAATTTCCGTTTCAGATGCTACACACAAGACGGACGCGGGAGCCCTTATCAGGGCAGAGTGCAAGGCTGTGGAGGAGCTGTTGCTATCCAAAAATGAGGCCTACGGTAATTCGGCGTTGGAGCCTATCGGGATCTTTGCTGGCAAAGATCCCGAGCGTCAAATCCGCGTTAGGATCGACGACAAATTGAAACGACTGCAAAACATGCGTGAGGTTAGCGAGGTCGGTAACTCGACTGACCATATGCCGACGGAAGACACCGAATTGGATTTGATCGGGTATTTGATCCTGTTGCGGGTAGCGCGTGAATACGGGAAACCAAATCGCCAACCTATGAGTGCCGAGGATGCGCGTCGGTGGGCACGAGTTTATGATGGTCACGAGTGCGAGCTTAGAGAAAGTGAGGGAGTTGGGGTTGCTGGAAATGGATCACGCCATAAAGGAAAGGCAAAGCCTGAAGTTGACGGAGGTGAGTCGTGTTAGGGGATGAGGATCGATTGAGGATTAGGGAAGCTCAACGGAAAGAAGTGTTGCTGAAAGACGGGTCCGTCCATAATTGCGAGGGAGCTGCTTACAAGCCTCTAATGGGTGTGGGGCCAGATATTCGTTATCATTGTACGATTTGTGGGCGCGTGTTTTCCCCCAGCAACGGGGTGTTCCGGGAAACGGGTCGAATAGATTTGGAAGCTATGAACGATCCCGACCTAAGGAAAGTGAAAGCGGGCCCGATGTCACCGCAAAGTGAATTACAGGCACCTACCAGTGAGGCGCGGCCTAAGTCTTTGCGCGAGCAATTTATGAAAGAGTTGGGGTTGGTGCCTCCTGAAATATGGGCGGCGCGTGCGGTAACCCACAACATGCAGCGGTACTCGAATTCTGCGGACCATCCAAAGATTTTGTGGGATCCTGATACCCGTAAGGAATTGATGGTTCGAAATTCGGGTAGGACTACGACTATCCTTTTCGGGTGTTTGGTTACGATGCACCTTGGGAAACCTGTGAGGTTTGCAGCGACGTACCGCGAATGGGAATATTCTTGTGTGTCCCGCGTTAGGGAGTGGGCCGACCAGTTATCGATTGATCCTGATTTGATTATAGCCAATCGAGTTTGGGAGGACTCCGCTCGTTTCCCAGGTCAAGATAACCGAGTCAATTCCGCGAAGTTATATTCTGACCATCCGCGTTTTTGACGCGGGATCTCATTAACCACACACAGACAAGGGGAATACAATGCGAATAGTTAAAGCCTCGGCTACGATGATGGGTAATATTGACGGTGAGAGGATGTTGCGTACCATCGAGCGCGCGGGGAGGACGTGCTATAAATCGGAGGAGAAAATAACCGATACAAGTGCCCGCCAATTTGTCAAAATGATTAGCAAAAATGGTCACCATAGTGTTTTGGAGCACGCGTCGTTTTCAGTCTTGTTCGTCTGTGACCGCGGTGTGTCTCACGAGATAGTGCGACATAGGCTCGCGAGTTACTCCCAGGAAAGTTCTCGGTACTGCAATTATTCCAAGGAAAAGTTTGGTAATGAGATAACGGTTATCGACCCCTTTTTCGGCGCGGGATCGGAGGCGCGTCGATTGTGGGAAATGGCTGTGGGTCGGTCCGAGATTAACTATTTCGCGATGCTAAAAGAGGGTTTGAAGCCTGAAATGGCGAGGTCTGTTTTGCCCAATTCGCTCAAAACCGAACTTGTTATGACGGCCAATTTGCGTGAATGGCATCATTTTTTCACGCTCCGAACGGCTAAGGCGGCGCATCCACAAATGAGGGAGATCACTATTCCCCTGTTGGCGGAAGTGCAGTCTCGGATCCCAGTTGTGTTTGACGGTATCCGGGGTTATTTTGACGGTTCTATCGAATTGACGGACTAGGTTATGAGTCGTGAAAATAGTGATAGGCCCGCGTTGGTGTGGGAGGAAATTGATCGATTTGTTTCGGGCCAGGTAACGGGCGTGGTTCAATCGACAGTATTGGCCAACGGGAACCGGAGGTACTCCTACCGGATAGGACGCACCTCCCGTACCAGTCCAGATAAACCTTTCCCCTTTCTCGGCCCCCGTGACATACACAGCCAGCGCCAGGTGTTGAGCGAGATTGAAATTTGCATTGAAAATGCCCGAGAGTGCTTAGGGCAGGATAGGCTGAGTTAAGATGACGACGGTAGGTATGTGGATAGTAGGGTTTGTGGGTCTTTGCGTTTCCGCAGGCTGGTATGTGGGCGACTGAAACTGATAGGGTTTTGGTTCATTTTTAAGAGTGTTTAGGAGATTACAATGTTGAAATTTTGTGTAGGGTTGTCATTGGTGTGTTTCATGCTTTTCGTACCAGCGTGCGCGAGCAATACGGCAGAGCCGTTGCCCGCACCTTTGGCAGTTGTTGTGGAAGTGCCGGATCCTCAATCGTGTTTGTTGGAGACTACTCCCGATTGTGATGTTCCGGCCGAAGTTGATCCTATGGTCCCGGCTACGAATGATTGAGGTTGTTACCGAGCTGGCAGCCTAGATGACGCGCGTATTTTTAAACGAAAATCCCCTCGGGGCTACTTGAATATGGTGTGGAATTTAGGTTGTCGGCTTTTTTTGTAGGAGTTGGCTATGGATTGGTGGCTGTATCCTATGTTCTTTTTGTTGGGCGCGTTTATTGAATGGTCGATCCAAAGATATATTGGTTGATGTGTAAGGGTGGCTCGATATGGGTTGGTTTGATTGGATTTGGGTGAACGGTTTCGATGATGTTTGGGGGTTGCGAGCGTCCATGGTTTTGGCAGGTCTCGTGGTGTCCGCGGGGATCCTGAAAGTGCTATCGAATTGGCTTAAGGGCTAAGTCTATCGTTGTACCAGTTGGCGCACGGCCTCGCTTACGCTGAGTGCCGTTTTAGCCCCACTACTATCGATTTTAGGGTTTCCCAGAATGAAGGCGTAGATCGCTTCTAGTGAAGGTATGTCCAAAACGATACTTTTGGTTAGCGCCCCCGTGAGGTCTGTTTTCCTTCCACTACCTTTGCGGGATCCCCCCCAAGTTTTCTTAGCTGTGTTGGTCATGTTTCCCCTATTGGGTTAGGTGTGGTTTCGAGGTCTATTTCGGCAAGCCTGGTTTTCAAAAATTCTCGCTCTAACTTCCTCGATTCGGTCGTCTTGAATAGTTTTCGGATTTCAAGGCGGAGTTCCGAATTCATTTCCTGGAGTGCTCTGCAATTCTCCTCAAAAAGAGTGATTTTAATTTCCGAGGCTCTTAGTTCTTCTCGGCATTTTCGGAGGCCTTTTTCCAAGTCGTAAATGTGTTCCAGCCTACTATCGTGAGGGTTTATTATGTCGGATATGGATTTAGCCTCGGATATGGTTTTGGTCTCGGTCATAGCGTCACCCCCAAATTATCAGCATGTTTATGAACGCGATCCCACAATGTTCTACGGTCTATCTCTTGGATACCTTGCAAATCCTCGCTGGCCGACGTGACCGCGATCTGAAATTGCACCCTAGTTATTCCCCAACGCACGCAATCCCCCGTGTTGTCGTAACTAGCTAACATTCTGATTTTGAGTTTACGTGGGTTAGTCACACATGATTCAGCAAATAGGTAGGTGTTCGGGTGACCGGGTATCGTAGGCGGGGTTAGTTCCTCCTGTTTCGGGGTTAGTTCCTCGAACCACGATTTATCAAAATCCGCCATTGCCAGCGCGGGGGATTCTCCGAACCCGCACACCCCCTCCTGTATGTTGCTACCGTATAGGGCGCTCCATAGGTTTCCGTCCCGCTCAAGTGACGGCTTAAACATAACAGATGGGCGTTTCAATTCCTCGGCAGTGTCCACATAGGCGTCCCTTATTTGACCGATTTCAAAGCTAATATCTGGCGTATTCATGATCTATTCCTCGTATCCTTTCAGTTTTGATTCGTCCCAACAGGCACCTTCCCATTGTCTTTTGGTGACTGTTTTTAGGTCCACACCATAGGCGTCGTAATCACGGTATCCGTTTATCAGCCCTATTACGATATTCACTACTACCCATTTGGCGTCGATACCGCTACGGACTAGATAACCCCCGAACATTTTGTGGTGTCGTAAAGCGGTTCTTCTGGATGTCTCTTTGATGTCCATAGTTCTTTCCCTTGGTTGGTTGTTGCTTAGTAGTAATTGCGATCTTCTTTGAGAGCTTTGAGAATGAGGCCTATACTCATTTGAGCTTGCCGCGCGCCCATGCCCTTGTCTAGCCTCCATTGGGTCCAACAGCCGATAACATCCTCCACCATAGGCATTTGGGTGAGGGCTATGCGGTAAGAACTACCTGCCAATATCTGGTAGATCACGCGGTCTCCCCATTTCTCCATGAGTTGAGCGTGAACCAACTTGCACCATGAGGCCGTTGCTTCTTGTGATAGGTCGCCCAAATATACGTCGTAAGGTTCGATCACTTGGTCTGGCATTATCAATCCGTATTTTGCCGAGAGTATCCCGTATGTGTCGTGACGTTTTTGGATCCACGCCAAGGATTTTTTGAAAAAGGGGCTCGCGTATAATTCGGCGGCGGGGGCCGCGTGGTCAAGTTTGGTTTTCGAACAGGCAATAAGCCCGACGCGTCCTGAGTTACGTGGTGTCATGGTCAACCTTCCTTAGGGGGTGTTCGCTTCTTCTCAGTGGTTGTTCGTTTCTCTAGCCAGCAACCGAGTGCCAATCTTCAGAGGTCCAATCGTCGGGACAACAAGGGCAGCGTTCCCAAGTGTCAAATGGCGAAAGAAACCAATCACCACAAGGCGTGTCGCAATTGCGAAATAACTTGCTCGCTGCAACGTCGCGCTGTTGAGCGTTGGTGTAGCCATCATCAGAATCTTGCATTTCTTTTTGTTCTTGGCTTGTCATTGTCGCTCTCCTCAGTGTTTTCGTTTGCTACACTCAAAGAATAATTGAGGGGGCTTGATTTGTCAACAACTAATCAACATGAAACGAAAATAGTTTTCAAGAGGTCGTATGCTGTTGCGGGAACTTGGATAGGGGTGTACTCTATCAAGTAACGGAAGGGGCTTCAGTTATGGCTAAGAAGTTGGAATATTGAGCGAGTAAAGCGCGGTTTGTCTTAAACGGTGTTGATTTGGGGAGTATCGATAATGTGTCTGTTACAGGCTCGATTGACTATTCGAATGTAGAGTCAATCGATTGCCGTGAATCTGAGAAGGGGAAAGAAATGTTTAAGTGGGAAAAGGTTGAGGATCGTGTTTACGTTTTTGAAGCGCAAATTGAGTACACGCCTCCACATGCTAGGTTACCGAAGGTCCATAATCTGAAAATGCAGATTGATGGATCTTTGGGAGATTACTGCGTGTCGCGATTCAGCGAGATTTTGTATTGCTGGGAAATGCTGACAGAGGATTCCATTTTCAAAAGTCTGGGTGATGCTGAGCAGTTTGCCGCGTTTTGGCGTGCCGAGGTTATCCGCCAGGGCACGTTGTGTCCTGTGGAATTGTCTAGGCCTCGATGGCTATGAGTTACGGGGCTAGTTGTAGTTGCAATGGTTGTGGGTCATATGCTGTGAATGACGATCCCGATCGAGTTTTTTGTGACCCTTGTTATTGGGTGAATATCGCGAATGAGGCCCTGTTAGAGGTATCGAGGCTGCGTGACGCAATACGGGAGATCAAAGAGGACCATGACGGCGAGTGTTATTGTTGCCCTGGCAACGATGCCAAGTTTAGATAAGGGGGTTTTTATGTGTTTTTGTGGCGATTCAGCGTGTCCGAATTGTGGTTTTTTGCAGGGAACATTTGGGAACGATGTTCCCAAGAAACCAAACCCTTCTAAGGCGATCTACGAGGTGTTAGTCAGGCACCCTAACGGGTTGGGGTTAGGCGAGGTGGTTGCTCTTGTGTCTCAACAGATACCTGGGATTGCCTTGTCTACTGTGGGCCGGTTGCTGTGCCTTATGGCGATTGAGCGGTGGGTTACCTCGGTAGGGACTACCTATTTTGCCTCCGGTCCTAACGGTATGCCCCTATCAGAGGTTGGTTGACGGGATCTTCTTGGTTGCGTATGTATGGATTAGAGGAGAGCGAGTATGGTTAAAAAGAAAAAGAAGTTGTGGGGCGGCCCGCGAAAGAATTCAGGACGGCCCGCGTCGTTACCTGAGGGTAGCGTAAGGTGGAATGTATGGTTGTCGCAAAGGCATCTATCGTTTTTGCAAATCGTTTCCGATCAATTGGGATTGGGCGGTAAGGCCCCCGCATTGCGTAGGATCCTGGACGACAAACTACAAACAGAAGAGTAGGTTCAAAAATGACGAAAAAAGATACGGTGGATATCCATCCGTACGCCAATCTGTTCCCCCAAATCGAGAACGGTGAGTTTGATGATTTGGTGGCGGATATCAAAAAGAACGGGTTGATCTCCCCAATAGTTCTGGCATCGGATGGCAGAATTGCCGACGGCAAAAACCGTTACCGCGCGTGTGTTGAGGCGGGGGTTACGCCAAGGTACGAGCATTGGAAGGGCACGCCGGAGGATCTTCTTGATCACGTAATCGCAATGAATGTGAAACGTCGCCATTTGACCGAGAGTCAACGATCGATGGTGGCGGCCAAATTGGTTACCACGGTACAGGGGAGGCAACCGACCAAACCCCAAACCGGCCAGGTGGCCGGTTTAAGTCAGGAACAAGCCTCGAGGCAAATGAGCGTGGGTGAGCGTACCGTTAGGAGGGCCCAAAAGGTTTTGACCGCGGGCGTTAAGAGCCTCCAAACCGCCGTTACACAGGGCAAGATCACGGCGGCGGGGGGTGCTGTTGTTTCCCTGTTGTCAAAGGTGGAGCAACGTGAGGTTGTTACCCGCGTTTTGGATGGTGCCGCGCGTAATGCCAAGGTAGCGATGAAGCAACTGCGGACCGAAAAGCAGATCAAGGCGATAGAGAATTCGGAAGCCAATAAGGTGGAAGGTAGCTATTCGGTGGTGGTGGTGGATCCACCGTGGCGCTACGAGAAACGGCGGGAGGATACGACACAACGGGGAAAAGTGACCTATCCCGATATGACTGAGGCTGAGATTGCGGGGCTCAAGATACCCGGTAAGGACGATTCGATTTTGTTCTTGTGGACAACTAACGCGCACCTAGTTACCGGCGAATCCCCGAGGGTAGCGCACGCATGGGGTTACACACCGAAAACGCTGCTAACGTGGCGTAAGCCCCGTATGGGTGTCGGGGATTGGGCTCGAGGCCAAACGGAACACTGCATTGTGGCAGTCAAAGGCGACTATAAGTTGAAGTCGGTTCCTTCCACTATTTTCGACGCTAAAACAGGGAAACATTCCCAAAAACCTGACGAGTTCTACTCCATCGTCGAGAAATGTTGTCCCGGTTCGAAGTGCGAATTGTTTGCGCGTAAAAAGCGAAAGGGTTGGGAGCAAGACGGGTCGGAATTAGGTTCAATTGAGTAGGGGGATAGCCATGTCTAAGTATGTGACCAAAACCAGCATTGCGTTAACCATGATTGTCCCAACTGTGATTACCATAATCGCCATAGCCGCGTGGTTGACTCCTCAAGAATGGGAAGTGGGGCCCGCGATATTGTTGATTACCGTGGTAGTCGGATCGTGGCTGTGGGCCGCTACATTCGTTTACAGGCAATATGTGACCCAACCGTCGTTTACGGTCCTTGGGGCTGCTGTATGGGCCTCTGAGGTGCCTAGGTTACAACTTTCCGAGGTCCGAAGGGCCCTATATTTCTTTTGTACCTATTTTGAGGCTAGTAACCTCCATATTTTGAACGCGGGCTTAGATCCTAAGGATTCTCTGTGGGCTATGTGGCGCGACGCGCGGGTGGAATTTACGCAGGGTAAGCCATGGTTAGGTGCCCGACAGGTAGCAGGCATGCAAAAGGGTAATTGGATCAAATGTCAGTACGGGAAGGGGTTCGGCCATAATGCTTTTTTCCATGAATGTGCCCATATGGTTGACGAAATGATATTACAGGTAGAGCCCGATTACAGGCATACGGGTTTAGAGGTCTGGGAAAACATTTGCAGTATGAAGGCCAAATGGCGATTAGAGCGTGGTGAAGTTTAGCGCCAAATCCATTCGGGTAAGCAAAAAACCCGAGGTACCGAAAATTCCGGTTTGTATGTTCTGCGATAACCGGGAGCATGGTTCCAAGGTGTATGTCGAGTGTGGGTTTGTGCACGAGATTGCCGGGGAGCGCGTATTGAGAGGCGAGCGCGAAGGGGTAGCACATGCAGGGTGTGTTGCTGAATATTACAAGGAAGGGTTGAAAAATGGATAACGTGACGGAAAAGACGGACGTGGTGCGATTGGGGGCGTTGTCTCCAATCAATACTGAGTCTGAGGCATGCAATTGGATCGTTGAATTGGTTCTGCAAGTCGAGGATTTGAGGCACGCGTGCGATCAAGAGGGGTTGTCGGTTGGTGAGCAGCGTAAGTGGTTTCTGCGTTGGCTGTTGAAGCGGGGCGAGTCTTTGGGGGCTTTGTACGGTTTGAAACGTACGGGCCGGTTGTCAGACGAACTATTCGCCACCATGTTGCAGCGCGTGAAATGCACGGCGGTACCGAGCGTACAAATGGGCGTGTTTCCGGGGGGCGGGTAATGGAACAGTTAGTATTCCCGTCTACGGTTGCTCGATTGGTAAGAGAGGCTATCGAGCTGTTACGCGAAAATGAGCCCCCTGAGGGGTACCATGGTTGTTTTTCCGGCGGTAAGGATTCGATCGTAATCAAAGAGTTAGCACGTATGTCGGGCGTTAAGGTCGTTTGGCATTACAATGTGACCACGATAGATCCTCCCGAATTGATTTATTTCATTAAGGAACATCATAAAGATGTGATTTGGGATCGCCCTAAGCATGGGAATTTTTTCCGTCGGGCCGCGGAGAAAAAAGGGTTCCCCACACGACGTGCCCGTTGGTGTTGCGAAGAGTACAAGGAGGGCTCGTCGCCTAAGGGTGCTGTTTTAATTTTAGGGATACGCGCTGAAGAGTCGGTGAAAAGGGCCAAGTCTTGGGAACCCGTAAAAATTCATTTTCGCACAGGTGCCCCTACCGTTCAGCCTATCCTATATTGGGCTTCCGATGAGTTGTGGCAGTTTATACGAGGGCAGGGCCTACCTTATTGTAAATTGTATGATGAAGGGTTCCATAGACTTGGATGTGTAGGTTGCCCTATGGCTGGCCGCGCCGGTCGTCTGAAAGAATTCAAGCGTTGGCCTCGGTATGAAAAAAGGTGGAAATACGTCTTTAAACGCGTGTACGAGCGTAGAACCGGATCGTTACAGCGTGACGGACGTGAATGGTTTGGCGACGCGTTCTTTAGTTGGGTAGATCCGGGTAGGCGGTCAGGTTCGCTTGAATGGCGTCCCGAGGGTGCTTGGCAACGTATGTATTCTTGGTGGCTATCCGACGCTAGTTTGAAAGACCGGAAATACTTAATTTTGGAGGGTTCTTAGCATGTCTAAGACTGTGGAATTTTTGACTAATTTACTTCCGGGTAAATTGCCTAGTGGTGCGGCGAAAGACGGGTCTTGGGGTGCTTTTGATCGGCTGGTTGCTACGTGGCCCCAAGATTTGTTGAGTCGGGAGGCTCGAAGTTTGGCGTTAGAAGTTTTGCGTTTACGTTTCGAGCTGGCTAACACCGAAACTGCCGAGGCTAAGTTGAGCAAGGCCCAAGGCGATGCTGTGCTTGAGGAGCAGACTAATAATTCGGATCAATCTTTAGGGGATGCCACCCCCCCTCAGTGTGAATGTGGGGGGGTACCGTCGGTTGAGCTACGAGAAGCACGCAACCGTATTGCCCAATTGAGTGCCGCATTAGGGAAGCCCCTTGAGGGGGCTGATTTCCCAATGACGGTCCCGAAGGATAAGCAGATCTATGCTGATGAGCTGGGTTATTATGTCCAGGAAATAAAGTCAGCTAAGGCCTTGTTGTCCTATACGCGTGTTCCTGATGAGGGCTCGTTGGCCAACAGGTTTACGTGGTTGGCTAAGAAATGGTTCGCCTACCATGAGATTTCATCCCAAGATCAAATTTCGGCAGCTATGCGTGGGATCTTGCGAGATACGGGGCATACCAGTTGGATGGCTGCGCGTGACAATCCTATTGTCGTATCTCAAACTAACGGAAAGGCGGATGAAAATGAGTAAGGTAGCGGAAGTCGAATCCAAAGAGGAGATTCACTTGGAATCGGCTGAAATAAGGTTGATCAAGTCAATTATGTTGGTTGTCACATTGAGGGTGTCTGATTTTGGGTGTTTGGTATTAGAGGGGGCCCCCTCAGAAAATGAGAAGGAGAAAATCCACAATTTGTTGACTGCGGCGCAAGACGCCAAACAGCGTATCGCGAGCCTGTAGTTACGGACCTAGACACTCAATAGTAAAACCGGCAAGTTATGGGCAATGGTCGCCCAATCCTCCGATAAGCCCCGACGGAAAAATAAGCGTACGCGGAGCATTGATCGCGTAAAGCGGGCCCGGCCTATAGGTTTAGGGGGCTTGTTAGCCAAACCCCAGATTACCCATGACAAGCGCGACTTAAGAGCTTACGCGCGTGAGAGTGCCGAGGGAGATCTTGGGTGGGATTCGATCACTTACGGGATGATGAAGGCCTCTTGCGCGTTTTTCGCGTTGGAGGTGTTAACGGGCCCGTCGGAACCCCCTTACAACGGGAAATTTCTAATTGGCCCCCACCATTACGAATGGAATCGTCTGTTACTTAAGCATGATCGGCTGTGCATTCTCGCACCTAGAGATCATGGTAAGACGTTTTTTTTCAACCTTGCCTATCCGTTGTGGAAAGCTACGACGGTACGGGGCGGCAAAGGTTACATTTTCTCGGCAACTCAAGAGCAGGCCATACGAATTTTGGGCGATGTCAAAGATGAGTTGATCCGTAATCCGAGATTGCGCCATTTGGTTCCCCCTAGGGGATCCGGGAATAAGTGGGCCGCTACTCAGATCCAGTTGACCAACGGCCACACGATTTACGCCAGGGGTTTCGGGACGAAAGTGCGCGGGGGGCATCCTGATTGGTTGGTTATCGATGATGGGATCAACGACGAGTCGATCTATTCTGAGACGGTGCGTAAAAAAGAAAGTGAATATTTTTTCAGTGCTTTGTCAAATATGGTGGTGCCAAGCGGTCAAATTATCGTTGTAGGTTGCGTGACACGCGATACTTGGGTCGCGACTTCGAACGGGTTGCGTCGCATAGGAGGCTTAAATCCGGGGGAAGATACCCCTAAAACATTTTACCCGTTGGATTTAGCGGTCGTTGGGAAAGAAGGCACAAATAACGCTGAAAAGTTCTGGGTTAACGGGGTTTGCAAGACAAAGAGGGTTACGCTGGAAGGCGGCTATAGGTTGGAAGGCAGTTGTATCCATCCGTTGTGGGTTATGGGGGAAGATGGTGTTCCAGATTGGAAAAAATCGGAAGACGTTCGCGAAGGTGATTTTGTAGCTATTCACGGGGGGATGAATTCGTGGGGCGATGATATTCCTATAACACTCCCCCCTGTTTCCAGAAAAAGGAACGAATTTCGGTTTTCCGAAAAAGTTACAAAGGATTTGGCTTACTTGATAGGTCTATGGGTGGCCGAAGGTAGCTACGAGCCCACGGGGCGCGTAATGATCAGCAACACGGAGCCAGAGATCCTTAGCTGGTTGGGGGAGCATCCGTTCGGTATGCGATTTGAGCCCCACCAAGATGGACACACGGTTCGGTGCAGCGCAAAAACCTTTTTGGATTTATTGAGGTCACTGGGTTGCGAATTGGCTACCGCTGAAGGGAAACAAGTCCCTACTTCGATTATGGGCGGGCCTCGAAAGATAGCGCGTGAATTTTTGAGGGGCCTGTTTGACGGCGATGGGAACGTCTACGTCAAGGGGAGCGTCCAACAAGTAATGCTGGGGACGGTGAGCGAGAGATTGGCGCGAGACGTTCAATTGTTGCTGCTGAATTTCGGCATTTTCGCCGCTTTGTCGAAACGCCCCCCCGCCTTGCCTACTAAGAGGGCTCCTAATGGAGGGCGCTATCCGTTGTGGGTATTGCGAATGACGGGGCAAGAGGCCCATTCCTACATGGATCAAGTAGGGTTCCGTTTGACCCGGAAACAGAACGAAATTCAGAACATGAATTGTGATGCCGGTTGCTCGTTTAGGGGAATACCAAACCAGTCGGCGTTAATCAGTAAGGCTAGATCGGAGAAGCCTCGGAGAAAACGGTCTGCTACGCTTAACCCTCCTAAGATCAATATCAGCGAGGTTTCCAAGGCCAAAAGACCTTCCAGAAAAACCTTGAAGTCAGTTGTTGACTGGTTTGAAAAGTACGGGAGTTGTGGCGAAGGGGTTGGCGGGATCCGGTCTAACTTGGAAGCGGATTCTTTGATCTGGTTGGAGGTTAAAAGGATCGATGACGGGGAGGCTTTCACCGTTGATTTCGTTTTGGATGGTGACCATTCTTTTGTGACCAACGGGATAATCAGCCACAACACTCCGTTCCATATGGCTGATTTGTACGCTGAATTGGCAGAGAACAAGAGATACTATTTCGCCCGTTTCCAAGCCCTGGTGGGCAAGGAGGAAACCCCTCTTTGGCCTAGCCGGTACAACAAAAAACAGTTGGAGGCGAAGCGCGAAGAAATCGGTGTGATCCGGTTTACGCGTGAATTCCAGTGCGAGCCTATTGGCGATTCAATGTCGTTGTTCCCCTTGTATCTATTTCAAGGGAGTAGGGTTGAGTGTCTAACTCTCACGCTTGGTATGGCCAAGGCGTATTGGGAAGCCCTGGACGTAACCATTTACATGGGCGTCGATTTCGCAATGTCCGCCTCGGTCAAGGCTGATTTTACCGTGATATGGGTAATGGGTCTCGATAAGCTGGGAAATCGGTGGATTATCGACATTCACAGGCACAAAGGCATGGCTTATCAAGAGCAACTGTCATTGATTAACACGGTGGGGAAAAAATATGATCCCGCTTTGGTTTTTCTGGAAGCAAACCAGATGCAGCGTATTTTTGGCGATGAGTTGATCCGAACAACCGATCTGCCGATCCACAAATATGTGACGGGTGCCGAGAAAAATACTTTGGATAAGGGTGTTCCGTCATTGCGGGTATTGCTTGAGAACGGGAAATTCAAGATACCTAGAGGGGACGCACATTCTGTAGAGTTAACCGATATTTGGATCAACGAAATGCGCGCATTTACGTGGGTTGACGGAGGTATGGAAAGTGTGGGTACCCATGATGACACCGTTATGGGTTGCTGGATTTGTGACCAAGCCATTAGGGCTGGCGGGTTCACATTTGATTTTGGTGGAGACCTAGAGGATAGTAGCGAGGATATAGATGCAGTGCTTGCAGAGATGCACGCGGATCCCGAAGTGCCCGATGATGAGGAGTCAAATGATAGCTATGTGGGAAATCCCGAAGACGGGTTAGAGTCTGATTTGGGGGAGCCGGATATCTTGGAATTAGACGGTTTTGAGGTTGGTGGGATACCTATGGTGGGTGGTTCATTAGGTTATTAGGTTGGGCTACGCGGTGGATGGTTCGGGGGTCGCTCTCCTCGCCTGAAACTGCGTAGTTCATTTTAAGGATCGTGGGTATGCCAGGAATAAAACGCACATTATCCCCTTCTCAGTTCAACACTCGGAGACCCCTCACTGGCCAGGTTCCTTCAAAATCACAGCTTGAAGGGTTGCAGCTAGTCAAGGAGGCCTCGAAGCCACCTACTCGTTTCAAAATAGAAGATATGACGAATCAAACCGGGTCTTATTTGTCCCTATCGAGTGTATTGAATAGCCTCGGTATGGATAAGTCGGCTGAGGGTGAATGGTCTACTTTTCTGGGTGAGACTCTCGATCATCGGAACACTATGGGCGTTCGGCAAGCGATAGTGGCTAAGATGTACGCGGATGGTATGGATCCGTCGCTCCGGCGGGCGTTGCTACAGCGGTCAATGAGGTATAGGCGCGATATGCTAGAAAAAAGTTTTCGAAAGATTGTTACCGTTGATGAGCTGAAAAAAGCACAGGAAAGGCCCGATAAACGGTTTGTGTTGGGCGGCGTGGATCGCTTGAAGAAAGCTGAGGCTCGAGGCGGTTCCTATGTGCGCCGCACCACAAGTGCCAAGGGCAAACATCGGTATTTTTACGATGATGAGTCATACGTGAAATCTAAAGGCGCGCATTTGAACGGGGGCGATGTTGCTAAATCGGCGATCAAGAAGTCGGTTAGTGACGGGATTACGGCGGGCGGTAGTAAGGGTATGGCGATCAAAGATCTTGGGGGTTTGGTGAAGAGGTACGGGAGCGCGATGGTCAAAGATGCGCTTAAAGCGGAGTGTGGGGGCGAGGGTTCATTCAAATTCAAAAAAGGCTGTTTTACAGCAAGGAGTAAAAAGAAATGATCGAAGAAACTACTGGATTGGATGCCCTTGCTGACGTTTTGGCAAAATCGAAATACATCAAACGGACGGGCGGGCCCGGTCATTACAAATATGAGTATCTGACCCCGAGTGGCCGAACAGTATCCGTTCCCAGCCAAGGGGCGGCTGCGAAAGAAAGCGGTGGGGAGTCTGCCGGTAAGACCGAGGCGGGAGCTAAGGGCCCTACTGCCGAGGAAAAAAAGAACGCCTTAACGATGGCTAATCATTTTATGGATCTGAAAGAGGGCGAAGGGAATGCGGATAACCCCGAAGCTATCGCCCAACACCAAAAAACTACCCCCAAGTTAGTCCAATCAGCTATGGAAAAATTGGTGAGCGGCGGGTTCGCTGAGAAAAAAGTCGTGTCGGGTATGGTATGGTACAATCGAACGGCTAAGGGCGTCGCTGAAGGCGACAGGTTGAGGTCTGGGAGCAAGCCGCCTAAGCCCCCTGAGTTGCCTAAGACACCTCTCAAAGAGGGTTCCCGCGTTTCTTACAGGGGTACGAATGGTACCGTTAAGGGGACGCAAGGGGATGCTACCCTAGTGGAATTTGACGGTAGCGGTACTACGGCTGAGGCTATTATTACCGATAGGCTAACTCCCGCAAAGACCCCCAAGGCCGATGTTCCTTTCGATGACACCCCGTACACCAAAAAACAAACCAAGGGCACCCCACACCCCAATGGTTACCTATCAACGGGGGCGAAAGGTCCGGGCGGCGGAAAGCTAATCGCGGCGGGTAGGCAAATGGACGCGGCTAGGGATAAGTTGGGCTATGCCGTGAATACTTTGCATTCATCGGTGACTCCGAAAGAATTGGGTTTCTCCATTCCCCAGGCTGAAAAAGCTCTGAAGGAAGCCCGATCGGCAATGCCTGATTTATCGACGGCTGTGGCGTATCGTGGCCATGATGCAGAGCAAAAGCGATTGGGGCTTATTTCGGCAGCTCTTGATTCAGCTCAAGAGACTATTCTCGACGCAAAGAGTCGTATGGGTAAGGATCAAACCCGCACGTCTAACGAGAAATCCAAACCCGCGGAAAATGCCCCGAAAACAAAGGGCGATCTAATTAGGATGAGTGAAGGTGCTAGCGTTCCTTTTGCTTCGGTAGATTACAACATATCTCAACATTTGATTACAATTGGGGTGTTGGAATTGGGATCAGGTGGAAGTGGTGACCATATTCTTGTTCGGACGGGTCACGGGCAAACGTCTAACGAGAAATCCAAACCCGCGGAAAATGCCCCGATGCACAACGTAGGTGGGGAAAATATTGAGCGAGGCGTCAAACAAATTGGGGATCGGCACGTTGCGGTGAACGGGGATCAAGTTAAGACGTTTGATTCCAAGAAAAAAGCCGTCAACCACATGAAAAAAATGGGGTATGACGCACAGGGCAACAAAATCTCCGATGTGGACGCTAATTTTACAGACACTCGATCCGAGGAGCAAAAGGCAGAGGCCAGAGCTAAGGCGTCCAGTTTGAAGGTAGGGGACAAGACATTTTCGCCATACACGCCATCTAAGACTATGGCTTCGCGATTGGTTGCCAATCGTATGCGCGTGGGAGTGATCAAAGAGACCGATGGCTCGAATTTGTTTCAGTTGTTTCAAGAGGGACGTTCTGTGGGATCATCGGCGGGGAACCTGCTAGCTCTGAAGCGGATGATTAGAATTCACGCTAAGATTGTCCCGTTAAAGAAGTCCATGGGCGGGCTCGATGCGTTGGGCGATGTTCTGAATAAATCAGGTATTGAAACCAGCGAAGAAGATCCTATGGAAAAATCTTTGTACGGTCTGAAATTCGCGGATAATTTGGCAGGCACGCCTTATGAAGCGGATGCATTACGAGCTGTCAAAGAGGGCAACATTATTGAAAGGGCCGAGAGTGTCATTTACGCCAAATACGACATGCCTTGGTCGGAGCGCGAGCAATTGAGCGGTGTTGATCGTGCGAAATTGGGCGAAAAGAAAGCTAAAGAGTTGATCCCCGTAAAAAAGAAGATGGAAGCTTTGGGGAAAGTCAAAGCCGATATCGAATCGAAATATCTTGATTGGCGTATCCAACAGGCGGAAGGCGGGACCATGCAAAAAGGTATGAGCGGACTTGGGGATTTGTTGGAGAAATCGAAATACACTAGGCGCACAGGTGGGCCCGGTAACTACCGATATGAGTACGACACCCCCGGCGGAACAACCAAGTCTGGGACCAAACAAGGATCTGGTTTTGTAGACTCCTCTGCGGATTCAAATTCGCCAGAATTTAACAGCAAAAATAGACCTAAAGTCGGTAAAGAATTGCTGTTGACTAATAGAGTCGGGGTTACTGGTAATCTTGTTGTGACCAAGGTTTCAGGTGAGGGGGTAGAGTTGTCCGTAAATAAACACTCTAAACCCGTTTGGGCTACAACATGGTCGGGTTTGAATAGGGCTGTATCGGCGGCTACGGGGGATCCTAAGCTGAAAAGTCAAATTGATTCGGTAAAAAAATCAATCAGCGGTATGGGTGGACTTGGAGATCTTTTGGAGAAATCTGGGTTGCCTACTCATAGCGTGACGAAATTGGGCCATGACAAGAGCGCGACTATTGACGGCGGTTCTGCCGAAGGTGGCGACCTTGACGGTCTCGGAAAAACATCGGGTGATGGTAATGCGAAACCCGGTCCCGGATTGGATGCGCAAGGTAATCCCACGGGTACGCCGGGGGCGGTCAATCAGAAATTGTCTGAGGATGATGACGATCCCGAAAAGCAAATGACTGAGCATAAAAAGCCGATTGAAAACCCGAAGCCCATGTTCAAGAGCCTCACCCCTGCGAATCAGCGGGAGTACACGGCGCATGAGACCGCTATAGCCATTTCTAGGCTACGCAAAGGCGTTCCCGACGTACAAGTGGGTGCTAAGCCTCACCCCATGAGTTTTTCAGCCGTACACGGCGGTATGGATACCATAGCGGCGGGAATGTTGGAGGATACGTTTTACAAGGGTTGCGCTCCGACGTTGGCCCCCTCTGATTCGATTTTGAGGAAAGCCCATAATTGCTCGAATTGTGGAAAAGACCATTCCGGGTTGTTGACGGCGTGCCCTAATTGCGGTGATGGGATGGTTAAGAGCCAATTGATACCCCAAGGGGGCATTATGGGAGGCGCGGGTATGATTTTGGATAACGCGGAGCCGTTGTTACGCGAACCCAAGCCAGTTGCCGACATTTTGTTTGTTGGGAAGCCTGTCACCGAGGACTAAAATATGTCGTGGGATAGTAGACTACGCAATGTTGCTCGTAATTTGGCGGGCGTGTCGGGTACCGCTTTAGTGGATTACGCGGAGTCCGATGTTTTGGAAAAGGCCGGGCCTGATAAGGGCCCCGATGAAAGCCAAAAACGTACGCCGGGGGGATCCCAAGAAGATAACGCGTCAAATGCTCCGGTACCGACGGAGAAAGCCTTAGAGGATCCCAAAACCTTGTTTTGGGATCCGTTTAGCATCATCGAGCAAATGGGCTACAAGGAGCGACCGAGCCCAATCACGTATGCGACCCTGAAAAATATGTGCTGGAAAATGCCCATCATTCAGGCGATTATCCAAACGCGTGTAAATCAGATGGCTTCGTTTTGCAGGCCGGTGCAAAGTCGTTACGATTTGGGCTACCGGATCCGGTTGCGTGAGTCGTCCAAGCAGCCCACCAAGATTGAGCGCAAATGGGCGAGCCAGATGAGCACGCTTATTTTGCGCACGGGGGTAACCGATAACCCTAGGGGTCGAAATTCCTTTGAGGCGTTTGTTCGAAAACTAACGTGGGATAGTCTGATTTATGATCAATATACTTTTGAAGTGGTGCCTAATCGTAAGGGCCAACCTGTTGAATTTTATGCGACCGACGGCGCTACCATGCGGATCGCGGATTCAGTATCCACCTATCTGGATGAGGATTTAACAGACGCTACTCGATTCGTCCAAATTTATGACGGTATGGTTATCGCGGAATATACCCAAGAAGAGCTTTGCTTTGGGATCCGTAATGCCCGGTCTGATATTCGGTTGGCGGGGTACGGCGTATCCGAAATGGAAATGTTAGTCACCGTCATTACAGCCATGTTGTTTGGGTGGGATTACAATGTTGGGTTATTCCGCAACGGTACCGCACAAAAGGGTATTCTGAACTTTAAAGGGACCGTTAGTGATAAATCCATGCGCCAATTTAAGAGGCATTGGCACACGATGTTAACAGGTGTGGCTAACGCGTGGCGTACGCCTATAACGCAAGCTGAGGAGTTGCAGTGGATTAACATGCAAACGTCAGCTCGCGATATGGAATACTCTGCATGGTATGATTTTTTGATCAAAATAGGGTGTGCCATGTTTTGCATGGATCCTGTTGAAGTCAATTTTAAATACGGTAATACCGGACAAACAGGGGGTTTGCAGGAGGCCTCAAATCGCGAAAAAGTTACTGAATCGAAGGAGCGCGGGTTGAGACCCCTTCTGAGGTCGGTCGAGAATTCGATCAACAACTATATAATTCATCCAAACAACGAGGATTTTGAATTCGCGTTTTTTGGATTGGACGCGGGCACCAAAAACGAAACTGCCGAGCTGCATACCAAATTAGTGAAATCCACGCGTATGGTGGATGAGCTTAGGGCAGAAGATGATTTAGAGCCGTTGCCCGATGGTAAAGGGCAGGTGATCTTGGATACGGTGTGGCTGCAAAATGCTCAAGCAATCGACCAACCGGAGGAGCCGGGGGGCGGGGAGCAAGGCCCCGGTGATGAGAATCGTTACGCGGACGGTGAAGAGGTGAAAGATCCCAATGACGATGATGATGAGGATTTTGACACCATGATGGAGCGCGAATTCGGGAAAAAAGAATCTCCCGAAGATAAGGGCTCGCCTAAGGGTGGCGACAAGAACATCAAAGACGATAACAAACCTGCCAAACCGGGCCCCCCGGATAACATCAAAAAGAGCATGTTAATTGACGTGCGATTGTGAGGTTACTATGAGGCTAAAACACACCATACAAATCGAAATAGCGCGGGATGAGCTGATGAAACGGAAATTATTTTCCGACGATCCTCAACTGGCACAGGTCGTTATTGATACGTTTCAGCGACAAACAAATTCACATTTGTCTATCGCCCCCTCAACCATAGAATCCCTACCTTTGGGGGATATCGACGCGGTTTATGGTTTGTATCTCGAGACCGACGCCGATTGTTTAGTGCGTTTTGATGGGTCCGTTGATTGGATCCAGATGAAGGCTAATGATGGTGTGGCTAAATTGTTTGTCGAGGCCTCCATTGCGACTATCGAGGTCCATAACACCGATGCCACCGAGACTTTGAGCGGTTTGTATTGCGCATGGGGAGATCCCACACCTTAGGAGGATCGCCAAATGCGATTGATGATCGAAGCCTCGGTTGATGAATTGAGGACCAAAGGTGACGCCTTGGTAAAGGCGCTTGCCGATGAATTCCGGGAAAACGATAGTGAGTTAGCCGATCGGTTGATGAAGGCGTTGCCTCGCAAAGAATCGGTATTGAAATATCCTGTATTGCGGGATCTGCATAGGCAAACTTCGGCGCTGTATGAGTCAATGTTAACCACAATGCTCGCTGAGGTGTCTGCCGTACTGGATCAATCTGTTGTGGGCGCGCCGTCTAAGTCGGGTAAAACCGCGTCATTAAAAAAAGCTATGTCGGACGCCGCGTCATTGGTGAGTGCCGCCGAACATGACCACGCACAAGCGGTAAGCGAAGCCGATTTGCTAGAAGACCCCTTGTCCAAATCGAAGTACACCAAGCGGACCACCAATCCCAGCCCGCCACCAAAATATCTCTACGAGTACGCGGAATCGAAAACAGGGGGCGCGACAGAATACAAATGGGAGCGTAACCCCGACGGTAGCTACCAAATGCTGGGTGGCAAGGTGCGTCTTGAAAAGAGGGGCAAGGAATTCATTCTCGTGTTGGGCGGGATTACCGAGGTGTCTCTCGGTAAAAAAGCCTCATTCGATTCGGCAAATGCGAAGCTGGACGAGTTGTTCCACAAGGGAAAGCCTAAGTCGGAGCAAATGGCTCTCCCCTTGGATAAAAAATCTAATACAAAAAAGTATCAAGATCGGTCGGTAAAAGATTTGATCGCTGAGGGGTACACGCCGGAGCAAGCTAAACTTATCCACACAAAGATATCTGAAAAGGGAGATACCGACAGTTGGGATTTGGCTAAGGTGGCTAAAGATAGTGGCGGCTTACCTAGATTGAGCGATAAAATAGGGGACAAATCCGTTGTTGTTTACCGAGTGGTGCCGCGTAACGCGACAGGGATCAACATCGGTGATTATGTTTTCCAAAGTAAAGTGGAAGCGGAAGAATTCAGAGAGGAATTCGGTTACATACGAGGTCAGCCTAAAATTATTTCTATGAAAGCTAAGGCCAGTACCTTTGTGTACCCGCATGGGGAAGACGACAACGAGTTGATATATGTGGGGGACAAGCCCAA